ATCCACCAGCGCGTGGCGAACTACAACAACCAGCGCGCACTCGACAAGATCAAGTCGGGCCAGATGCCCGGACCGGAAATGAGCATCGCCAAGTTGGCGGGCACGCTCAACTCGATCCGCCTCGGCGACTTCGTGTCGAAGGTGCTCGGCGCCAAGCTCATCGCCGATTCCGGCGAGTGGGGCACGTACGCGTGGAGCCAACTCATCCTCGGCACGCCCGGCCGCCGCATCGCCGGCGGCTCCGACGAAGTGATGCGCAACATCACCGGCGAGCGCGTGCTCGGCCTCCCGAAGGAGCCCGGCATCGACAGCGTGTCGCCGTTCAAGGATCTCAAGGTCGGCACCCAGAAGGGCTGACCCGTCCCGCCGCAGCGGGGC